GCGGGTTGAACAATAATCAGCAACGCCAAAACTTGTTGGCTAACGAATCCCCTGATTGTCAGGATGTGGTGTTTAACGCTAGGGGCGGTTTCAGTTCTCGCCGAGGGTTCCGTACCACGTTTTCTGCTGCCGAACTGGATGGCGGCTATATTGGTGGCCAGTTCAGTGCTGGTACCGAAGTGTTGTGGGGTATCAGTAATGCGGGCCGTTTGTGGACGTTTGATGGTTCTACTTATACGCATCAGGTGACGGCGAATCCTGCTGATCCTGCTCGCACGGTGATGGGTGTCACTTGGGCTAATAGGCTTTATTTTGCTAACTGGTTGAATTCGGGTAGTTTGTTGATGCGTTATTGGACTGGTAGCGCGTTTGTTTCGTTGTCGAATGTGGTGAACAACAATTATACTGCACCTACTGGCGGTAATGCGCCGTTGGCACGTTTGGTTGCTGACCATTCGGGTCACATGTGGTGGGCTGATACGGTGGAGTCGGGCACCAGGTATCGTTCTAGGTTGCGTTTTTCTCATCCGTTGCAACCTGAGGATTTTGCTGCCGCAGACTATTTCGATATTGAACCTGACGATCAAACGAATCATATTACTGCGTTGGTGCCGTTCAAAAACATGTTGCTAGTTTTTAAGCATCGTGGAGTGTTTGCCGTGTACGGTTACGATAAGGATACGTTTGTTGTTGAACGTATCTCAACGCAGACTGGTTGCCCTTCGCAGGGGGCGGTTTCGGTGAATGCTGGTGTTGCGTATTGGTGGTCTGGTGATGGTAACGTGTATGCGTTTAACGGTCAGGGTGTGGTTCCGATTGGTGAACGTATTATCAATGTGGTGTATGATGGGACGGTGTTGCCTGCTTCTGGTTCGCATCTTGTGATGTGGGGTGAGAACAGGTTGTGGGTGAGTTTGGCGACCGCTGTTGGCGGTCGTATCTTGTTTATGTTTGATCCTGCTGTCGGTAAGAAGGGGGCTTGGACACGGTTCTCGTATACGCCTACGAGCATGTTTTGGTGGCGGCGTAATAATGATGGGGTGAACATGATTGTGTTCACCCAGCCTTCTAAAGCCCGTGTATATGATTTGGGTTCGGCCGCTCAGGAAGCGGACGATGATGGTGGTACGGTTACGGCGGTTCCCGCCTATTATCGTATGGCTTGGTACACTTCGGGTGATACTGCTTTGGTGAAACGTTGGCGGCGACCAACTATTACGATTGCTTGTAATGATAATGCGACGTTGAATGTGAAAGTGTTTCACGATTTTAACGAATCTAGTTCGGTGAAACAGTTGACGTTACCGATTCAGGCGCAGGCTGGTTCTATGGTTTGGGGTAATAATTGGGGCAGCAATTGGGCTGGTACTGATCCTGTGTACGAGTTCGCTAGGTTGCCTTCGTTGGGGCGTTCTAATGCTGTCCAGTTGCGTTTTGAGGTAACTGACCATTCTAGTAGATGGTGGGTGGACAGTATTGCTGTCCCATATTTTGAGAAAGCGTACAGGTGATTTATGGCTACTAATGTTTCTGTTACTTATAACTTTGTTGCTGGCACCCCAAGTGTGGCTGATAACGTTGACCAAAACTTTACCGATTTGGTGACATGGATTAACACGAACGCTGTCCATTTGGATGGTTCTAAAGCGTTTACGGCGGTGCCTTCTGGCCCCGCCACTGATCCTACTAGCGCGAACCAGTTGGCCCGTAAAGCATATGTGGATGCTGTGTTGCCTATCGGTATTATTCAGGCGTTTGCTGGCTCTGCGGCCCCTTCGGCTAACTGGCTACTCTGTCAGGGGCAGGCTGTTTCTAGAACGACGTATAGTTCGTTGTTTGGTTTGGTTGGTACAACGTATGGTGTTGGCGATGGTTCTACGACGTTCAATATTCCGAACTTGTCTGGCCGTGTTCCTGTGGGCCGTGATGCTGGACAGACCGAGTTTGATGTGTTGGGTGAAACTGGTGGTGCCAAGACGCATACGTTGGTGACTGGGGAAATTCCTGCTCATGTTCACGACATTCAGCATGGTCATACTGGCAGTATTACTGTTACGGTGAATGATAACACTACCGATTTGGTTACTCGTCTGACTACTCTTAGTAGTGGCGATTTTGTTAGTGGTGTTGCGACTACTCCTTCAACTCTTTATTCGCCTCCTGGCATGGTTATGGATGCTGGTACAGCATTTGGTAGATATACTTTGGCTGGTATGGCACAGTCTTTCATCACCGAGCATGGTCATACTGCTAGCGGTACGGTCACGATCAATAGTTTGGCTGCTGGAAACAATAGCCAGTCTACTGGTGGCGGTGGGGCACACAACAATTTGCAACCCTATATCGTGTTGAACTATGTTATTAAGGCGTTGTAATGGGCTATAGGGTTCCTTCTTCGTCTGATATTTCTTCTGCTGTTCGTAGAGCGTTACAGTTTGTTGGTGATGGTTTAACTGATTTGTCAACGAAGGTTGACAAAAACTATTTTAAATGTACCAGTACAACACGGCCTGGTTCTCCTACTGCTGGTGACAAGATTTTTGAGACGAATACGTTGCGAACTTTGCAGTGGGATGGTACGGGTTGGGTTATTCTTGCTGAACCTATCAATCTGTGGACTCCTACTATAACTGGTATTACTATTGGTAACGGGTCTTGGAACTGGGCCGACTATCATCGAAGCGACGGGTATTGCGATTTTTCTGCCCGTCTTATCACTGGAACGACAACAACTTTGGCTGGCACTAGACTTCTTTTTACTTTGCCTGTTAATGCTGCAAGACCTACCCAAACTGGACAGTTTGGGGCTGGCTTCTATGATAGTGGCGGTTCCTGGTATCCTGGTGTCGCCAGTTTGACTGGCAGTGTGTCTAGCATCTATCTTGACTGCCAGAATTCTGCTGGCACTTACACTATTGTTAATGCTGTGACTGGTACGGCTCCGTTCAACTGGTCTGTTGGTTCTGGTCATGCTATTGATGTTTCTGGACGTTACCGTATGGCGACACGTTATTCGTGACGTTTGCTACTTACTACTGTTGGAACTATTGTTGGAGGCTTTATGAGCATGTACGATTTTTCGGCACGACGGGCCGATTTGGAAAACAAATATAGCCAGGAGAACGCTGCCCAAGATTTTGGGCGCATGTTGGGTCAGCAACGTTATAGCCGTCAACGTGATTTGATGAACACCAACTATCAGCGTGGTTTCCCGAAGTTTACGGGCCAGTGGGCGCGCCGTTTGGGTTCAGGGGTGCAGTCGGGTGTGATGCGTGAAAGTTTAACGAATAATGTGAATGATTATATGCGTGGTTTGGGCGAGTTGGATACTGCTCAGGCACAGCAGGAAGCACAGTTTGTGTCTGATCGGGCTGGGCGTGAGGCGGCGTATCGTCGCATGTTGTTGGCGTTGCAGGAAGATTTTGACCGTCAACGCCAGTCGCAGACTGGTTTGGGAGGTGTTTGATGCCTAGGAAACCGAAAGATTTGAATGTTGATCCTGATAACATGTTGGATGTTTCTGTGCGCCGTAATCGTGGCGGGCGTGTGGGTTCCCCGTCCGCTAGGGGCTATATGGGGCCTCGCGGCCAAATGCCTTCTGGTTTTGGTCGTGTTGGTTCGCCTTCTTTGCGTGGGTATGGTGCTGCGAATCCTGCCAGTAAGCAGGATTATTCGATGGTTCCTGTCGATATGGGGCCAGATGATTCTTGGGTGATGGCGCAACGCGCACAGGGTCTTTTGGATGCTGCCACTATGCCTGTTGTCGATACTGGTGGTGACATGAATTTGGACACTACGCCAGGTTCGGGCGGTGGCGGTGGTGGTTCTCGCGGCGGTGGCGGTTCGTATAATCCTGATCCGTTGAATTGGCGTGGTATCGCTAACTATCAGAATGTTCAGAACGCCTATCAGCAGATGTTGGATGCCCAGGCTGCTGCTGCTGGTGCGGTTTCTGGCGGTTTTGATGCCCGCCAGAAGGCGTTGGATGACATGTTGGTTGCCGAGAATGCTCGTAATGCGGGCATTCAGGCTGGTTTGGTTTCTAGTGCGAATCAGGCCAGGTCGAATGTTGCTGGTGCGTATTCGGCTGGTTCTCAGGGGTTGCAGGATTTGTTGGCACGTTATCAGGGGATGATTGCTGGCCGTCAGCCTGCGGCTGAACGGTCTTTGCAGGCGTTTGGGGCTGAGGGGGCTGTTAGTTCTCCTGCAATGTTGCAGGACACTATGTTGGCTGCTCAGCAGGCTTTGTTGCAGCGTGGGGTCGCTGAGGATGCGTTGTTGGCGCAACGCCCTGACATGTATGCCCAGTTGGGTGCGGAGCAGGCTGATAGTCGTCAACGTCAGGCTGATCTTGTTCGGGCACAGTTGTTGGCGCAACGTCAGCAGGCGGAGGCTCAGGCGGCGCGTGAGCGGGCACAGTTGGCTTTGCAGATGCAGCAGGC